GCAATCCTTGCCGACTTGCGATCCAAAGGTTTTGAATGGTACGACACCGACGATATGGGTAATCCTACGGGTACGCGCGATCCAAAGCGGATGGAAGTGGCAAGCGTCCGTGGCGTTGGTTCTTGTATTTACTTGGAACACTTGATCGAAACGCCTGCGGTGATTAATCCGGATACGGGCGAGGTGATCACTCCTGCGGTATTCGATACGCTCTTTCACGCCAATGCAAGGATGCGCTCAGAGACAGTCTTCGCTACGGCTATGGATCCGATACCGGCTTCGCCTCAGAATATGTGGTTATAGATGAGCTACACTCCGACGACAGTATTCCCGTCTATCGGCTACGCAAGCGTTCAATGCAAGAGCGCCTATCGGGCGATCTTTCAGCTAGCGATCACGGACGATGCGGGCGTGGAAAACCTCGCAGACGACTTTACGAACGTCGTGTTGCAGATCACGACAGGCACGAACTCAACCGTACTTGTGAGCGTCGATTCATGGACGAACATCGGTTACATAAATTGGGGGAGCAAAACGCATGGATCGGGAGTGGACTACACGGCTATCCACAAGCACGGCGACCACTTCGACATTGACATTCCGGCAACGCAGATGAACCTCACACCGAGGTCATACACGTTTACGTTGCTTGGCAAAAAGAACGTCACCGCAAATTATTTCTCATTGGTATCAGGCACGATCGACGTCATGAGGTAGACATGGGCACGGTCGATCATGCCGAAACACGGGTGGTCCGGTTCAAGGGCTATCAATCGGCGTTCATGCGGGAATCCAACCGCGTCGTGTGCGTGTTCGGCGGGAAAGGATCGGGCAAGACGTTCGTGGGTGCGCACTTCGCGCTATCGCAGATCGAGCAAGGCCGCAAGGGCTTGATTCTGCTGAACAGCTACTCACAAGTGCGAGATATTTTCGTTCAGAGCCTGGAGCCATTATTAAAGGAGTTTGGCTACGTGTACGACGGCCCGGGCGTAGCGATGAACCTGGTCTTCAACAACGGGGCCCTGGTTCATCTCAGATCGTCCGACGCGGAGGTCATCAAGAGGATCGAATCGATAGAATATGATTGGGGATGGGCGGACGAGGCCAGCTATTACAAGCACGAGAGCCTACGCACGTTCGTTTCCAGGATACGCAAGGGGCCGCGATTGATTCGTATCACTTCAATGCCGGACGAGCCCGACGCGTTCATCTATCGCATGGCGGACGGTCTGTGCGAGGCGGGACGGGGGCAGATCTTCGAAGTCGGCCTGGACGCCAACCCGGACGGGTCGTTCGTCGATTCCTATACGCAGATCCTCCGGAGCACGTACAGCGGCTCGCAGTTACGACGATATCTCGACGGAGCGCGGGTGTCGATCGGAGGAACGGGCGCGTTCCAGATTCCAGGAGAGGCGGTGGTCGCCCAGCCATACGACCCGAACAAACCGTTGATCCTGTCGTGGGACTTCAACGTCGAGTACTGTGCAGTCAGCGGATGGCAAGAGATCGGCCTGGCCGAAACGGCTCACCCGATTGTGGCGTGCGTGAGGTCCTGGCAATTAAGCGAACCGACGGTGTATGACAACGCACGGTCGCTGGTCCAGGAGTTGCGATCTCACCGGGGTCTTTGTATTTTAATTGGGGACGCCAGCGGGTCTAACAGGACGGCGATTTCGACAGATTCTATGTGGAAGGGCGTCCGCGACATCTTCTATGATTCATATGGTGCAATGCTCCGGTTCCAAGTCCCAGATTCAAACCCGCTCGTGAAGGACACGGTTCAATGCGTCAATTGGGCGCTGGGCAAGGGGCTCGTGTTCTTTGACCGGGACGAGAAGCACGTGGTTCGATCTCTGAACGCGGCCAAGCTGGACAAATACGGAGATCTGGACAAGACACAAGACTACAAGGCCGAGGCGGTTCGCACGCACGACGCAGACACGGCCAGGTATGCGTTGTGGTACTTTTTCTCGCGTCACTATCCGGGCTCGAAGAACCACTATTTTATCGTATAGGACGTTTCACGTGAAACAAAACACAGATCGATCATGGGATTGTTAGGGTCCATAGGCGACATTCTGAAAAAAGCCCTCCCGTCGCGGGCCTACCGAGCCATGATCGCGGGCAGAGGCTGGGAAGACTATAACCGCTGGGACAAGAGGCGTCTGATCGAGCAAGGATACGAGCGCAACGCCGCGTTCTATCGGGCGGTGAATTTGATAGCTCAGACCGTAGCGTCGATGCCGATCCTGGTGGAGTACGACAGCGGCGGCCGACGTTTGAGTTCGGCGAACCATCCGGTGATCGATATGTTGGATCGCGACGAGGGACAAGAGGAGCTGGTAGAGGCGCTCATGTCGTATTGGCTAGTAACAGGCGAAGCGTACGCCCAGATCATCGAATCCACGGGCAACGGGCGGCCGCTGGGGCTGGTCGTGCTACCGTCGCAGAACATCAACCCAGTGCTGGGCACGCCCACACAGCCGATCGCGGGCTACCTGTACAGGGACAACACGGAGATCGAGTTCTCGACCGATGAGATCATCTATTGGCGATTCCAGGATCTGCGCCAGTACTTTCACGGGATCAGTCCGGGCGTGGCGCTGGGCGAGCTACTCGACCTAAACAACGCCGCGATCACGTGGAACAAGAACATCGCCCTCGGGGGCGGAGTACCAAGTCTGGCGGTCAAGGCACCGGGCATAACACAGGAGGAGGCGGAGCGGCTTAAGGACTCGTGGCAGAATCAATCCGGGGCGACCCATAGTCATCGGTTGAAGGTCGTTTCGGAGAACATCACATTCGAGAAGCTGGCGGTGAACCCGAACGACGCAGAGTGGAGCAACGCGATCATGCAGTCCATGCGTTCCATTTTCATGGCTCTCGGGGTCTCGTCCGAACTCATGAACGACGCGGCGAACAAGACCTACTCTAACTACCAGGAGGCCAGGAAGGCTCTCTATCTCGAGACTTGCATCCCGCTCGCGCGGCGCTTCTACGCCAAGTTGTCACGACGCCTCAGTCGTTATTATCTTGATAAACCGAAGATCTTGGTGGACGTTGACGCCATCGACGTGATCCAGGAAGATCGGGCGTTGAGAGTCAAACGACTCGTCGAGGCCGTGAACTCGGGGATCATCACGCCTAACGAGGCGAGGAATGAACTCGGATACACAAGATCGGAGGACGCAACCGCAGACGCACTCGCTCGTTCGTTCGAGGCCTCACGCCTAGACCAGGAGGCTTTCGTTGATTCGGGCGGAGGCGCACAAGAGATCGATGATCTAATCGAGAAATAAAATGCCATACGAAGTCATCAAGGAAAGTTGCCAGACCGCCGACGGTCGCCAGGGCGGCGCAATGATCTATAAGATCAACGAGGACGGCAGTCGCGACCAGGTAGCTTGCCATATGGATGAGCAATCGGCACACACCGCAGTATCGATCATGGAAGAGGCCGAAGGACTCAAGCAAGAGGACACGCACACGATGTCGGAGGAGACTATGGTCCATTTCTTCGACCGCGAGGGCGGGACAGAGGGAATCGGGATCATCGAACACGTCGACCCGGATCAGAGCGTCTATCACGTACGCGTATATGCCGAGACGGAGACCGAGTTCGTAGCGACGGACGACGTACTGGTGCTACCTTTCGAGGATGTGCACGACTACATGACGTACGCGATGTCGAAGATCGACGAGGACGTCGAGTTCCTGGAGGACGAGGACGAAATGGAGATCGAGGAGGTGGCCGCCGTTCACGGCGAGGAGGACGAGGAGAAAGAGGAGGACGAAGACGAGATGAAGGCCATCGAAGACGTGGATCTGCAACCGACGGAGGAGATGGCGGAGGAGGCCAGAATCGGCCTGGAAATGCGGGACGAGCACGGACGCGGTGGTACGGAGGTCGGCGTTGCAAGAGCACGCGACATCATGAATCGGCGCAATCTATCACCGGACACGATAGGACGCATGGTCTCGTACTTCGCACGACACGAACAAGACCTACAAGCCGAGGGCGCGAGTCCTGGCGACGACGGATATCCGTCAGCGGGTCTCATTGCATGGAAATTGTGGGGCGGTGATCCGGGGATGGAATGGGCGAACCGCAAGTACGACGAGCTAGAGGCCGAACGGAGCAAGATGGACGACCGCGCAGAGGAGGAGGAGACGAAGGCCGAGCCAGATGAGCTCGTTGTTGGCGATTTCGTGCGATGGGAATCCGCTGGCGGTGAAGCTTACGGGAGGATCGAAGAGATCATGGCGAGTGGAACCCTCGAAGTACCGGACACGGATTTCACGCTCGAGGCGTCCGAGGACAACCCAGCCGCTCTGATCGAGGTATACGAGCGAGCCGAGGGCGGATGGACCGCCAGCGGCGTGATGGTTGGACACAGGTTCGACGCTCTGACCAAGACGGACGACCTCGAAACGGTGGACGCGCCTAAGAGCCGGATCATGGCAAAAGTCAAGGAGCTCGACGTCGAGATCGATGAGGACGCCAAGACAGGATATATCGAGGGCTACGCCTCGACCTACGGCAACACAGACCTCGGCGGGGACGTCGTGGAGAAGGGCGCGTTCAAGCAGACGCTCAACCACAAGGAGGGCATTGTCCCGTTGTTGCTTGATCACGGATACAACAGCAGAGACGTCGCTGGGGTAGCCCGGTTGGAGGATCGAGACAAGGGCCTATATATGAAGGCGGAAATGCCGCTCGACGTTCCGGAGGTCCAGGCCGCCTATAATCGGATCAAGTTCTTGATGGACCGGGGAGTCAAGATGGGACTATCGATCGGATACGACACGGTCAAGTCGGAGCCCGGTCCGGACGGGACTCGACGCTTGAAAGAGCTGGCACTACATGAAATATCGATCACGCCGTTTCCGATGAACACGGAGGCGATGATCACGGCGGCCAAGAACCGCAAATCGAATCTGGAGCGCAAACGCCGAGCCTGGCAGACGCCGGCGAGGAAAAAGACGGCTCCAGCACCAAACGACGCGCCAAAAGGCAGTCCAGATCTGCGAGACGCGCTGGTCGCACTCGACAGAGACCTCAAACAATTAATAGACACTCTAACTTACTAAGAGGACAGACCATGTCAAACATCAAAGTGGTCGACAGCATCCGATCCTCGGTGGACGGCTTGAAGCAAGCGGTCCTAACCGGGAACAAGGAGGCCGAGGCCAAATGGCAGAAGCGGTTCGACGAGCTCGAATTCCAAGTGAAGCGAGTCGCAACTGTCGAGCCCAAAACGACTCGAGGCGAAGAGGCCAAGACCTTTGGCCAGGCTGTACGCCTATTCGGAAAGGGCGGGATCGCCGCCGTCAACGCGAAGATGGAAGGAGTCAAGGTAACCAGCAACACGCCGGACCGCCAGAAATCGACGCTCGTACGTTACGACATCGAGAGCGCGGGCGCTTTGCTCATGCCTTATGAGATGTCGTCCGACATCAACAAGCAGATCGTTGAGATCAGCCCGGTCATGCAAGTGGCCAAAGTGGTCAACACGTCCGCGCCATCCTATCGCCAGGCACAGCGCAACACGTCGCTGTCGGCCAGCTGGTTCGGCGAGGCGTCCACGCTAGCGAAGACTAACGACACGTTCGGATTCGAGGAGATCCCGGTCCACGACTTGGGAGCACGCGTGGCATTCTCTATCCAGCAAGAGCAGGACAGCGCGTTCGACATCGAGAACGAGATCACGACGTCAATTCGTGAGCAGTTCGAGAAAGCGCTGGGAACGGCGTTCATCAACGGCGACGGAGTCAACAAGCCCAAGGGAATCGTGGGCAACGTGACCTCCTACACGGCCGGTGGATTGGCTCTAACCACGGATATGTTGATTCGACTCACCCAGCAGATCAAGACGCACTATCAGCGGAATGGTTCATGGATGGTCAACCGTCTAACGATGGCATATATCCGATCTCTGGTGCTCAGCTCGACCAACGGTCTCGAGTACACGTGGGAGCCTAACTTCCAGGCTGGCATGCCGTCACGACTCCTAGGAGCTCCGGTCTATGAAGCACCGGATCTCGTTGGTCTCGTATCGGGCAACTTCGTGAGCGGTCAAGCACCGGTGCTTTACGGCGACTTCAACTACGGATACCTCATACCTCGACACACGGATTTCTACATGATCCGAGATCCATACACCGAGGGAGCGGCGTTCGTAACCAACCTATACGCCATGACGCGTGTGGGTGGTGCTGTCGTGCGTAGCGAGGCGATCGCTCAACTTACGATGGGATCCTAAACCAAAAGGTGAAAAACAATGGCATCATTTGATTTCGGGCAGATCACGTCTTACGCCGTAGCGATAACGCCACGATCTGGCACGTTCTCCGCCAACATCAACTCGGTAGCTGTCGATACGGCAGGTTTCGAGGGAGTGGCGGTGGTCACGTCGATCGGAGATTCGAATATCGGCACGGCTAACGACGTCACGCTGTCTTTCTATGAGTCGGACGACAACACACGCGCAAACGCCACAGCGGTGGCCGCCGCGCGGGTGGTCTACAATCCGACCCTAAACAGCACAAACACGGCGTTCTGGGCGTCCGTCGTTCCGGAGAAGCGATATCTATTCGCTGAATTCGTACCGGCGGCGGCCGTAGCGGCCAACGTCGCTGTAACGGCGGCCCTTGGCTACGCCAAAACTGTCCCGACGACCTCCTAAGGGACATTTCCTTTGCCTTTCCTCGCACATGATCTTTCGGGGGGCCTTGCATAGGGGGCCACTTGTTTGAGTGCGGGGAAGGGCAAACGGAAGGGCAAGGAGATATATGAGAAACAGCGCGACGTGATGAAAGACCAACCGATAGAATTCAAGAAGGACACGACGCTCGCATTCGACGGCGTCACGGCCAAGGAATACAAGGCGGGAGAAGCGTACCAGCCAGGCCACGCACACGAGCGGTTGTTATTCAAGCGGGCCCTGGAAAACGGCACCGCGATCGTCGCTGGCACCAAACCAGCGGCGACCAAGTCAAACAAGGTCAGAACGCCGAGGAGCAAGAAATGACGGTCACTTTCGACAAGCCATGGTATTGGCAAGAGACCAACACGCTCGCCCGGTCCTACCAGGCCAAGGTCGAGTATACGTCACAGAGCCCAGCAGAGGAGGCTTATTTTTTAGTCATGACGAACGCCGGATACGCGGTGGAGGTACAGACCGATGATCAGCTCGACCAAGACGACCTCGGGTAGTCCTTTTCAGTACCGGGAGCACACCAGCCTCACGGGCGTGTGGACCGCACAGAATTTTCCAGTCGACACCGTCGTCACGATCCCGAACGTCGATTGGGCGATCACCCTGGCAGACGCGAAATCGTTCCTACGGGTCAGCGGGAATATCGACGACAACTACATCGAGACGCTCATTGAAGCGGTCTCCAACCAGATCGAGGAATATATCGGGCGTGACACATACGAGCGGACCAGGCAGAGCCAATGGGATCGTTTCGGACAGTATGTCTCACTTCCATATGGACCGCATGGCGACGTGACCTCGGTCCAGTCGATCACATACGATAACGTGGTCACGAATCTCGTCGCTGGAACGGACTACTACGTTCAGGGACTTCAATTCAAGTCTATCATGATAGACAACCCGAGCGACGGGCAGTTTCTACGAGTAACCTACGAGAGTGGATACCAGTCGGGGTCGTGCCCGCCAGCGATCAGAGGAGCGATCTTGCAAGAGATCTCCTTGCAATATAAGAACCGACAGTCAACCGGACAGCCGAGCCGGGTCAGCGTAAATGGTCTAAGTATCGAGGCTCGACACTTACTCCAATCGTACATGAAGTATGTCATCTGAAAGCCTGGCGATCCAATTCACGAAGTCGATGGAGAACCGGACGCGGCTCGTTCCAGCCGCCGCCGCGCCCACGGCCGAATTGATCGCGAACCGCATGAAGGAGCAGTCACTCGAAGGACGAGCGTTCGGGAACGACCGATACGACGACGAGTACGTAGAACGTTATGCGAGGCGTCGACAGAGGCGGGGGTTGTCAACTTACCCGGTCGAAATGCGTGCGGGTAAGAAGAGGATCGAAAAGACCAGGATCGAGTTCACCGCCGGAACAGGAGCGACGATACGATTTGACGACCCCGAGATGGCCGTCGTGTTCAGATATCACCAAGAGGGAATTACCTACTCAAAAGCCGGGTTCCGCCAGAGGTCTCTTTTTCCAGCGAGCGCAGACAGCATAGACGAGTCCCTACGCCGCACGATCAAGGAGCTCGTGTTCGAGACCATGACGAAATAGTGTTTCACGTGAAACAGCACGCACGAGGGTCAACACATGGGGTCTAGCCGCGACATCATAGAATCAACGCTCGACAGTTTGGCGGTCTACTTGCAGGACAACACGATCATCTATGAGAGATATCGGCAGTCGGTAGCGGAGATAGAACAGCGGGAGGACATCCCGCGAGCCCGGGTGGCCCTATATGAGCAATCGGAGGTAGTAGACGTCCGGGTGGACGACGAGAAGGCCAACCTATCCCGGGCCAGGTACGGCATGGACATCTCGGTCGTACGTGCCTACACCAACGACGACGCCAGCCAGGGCGAGTTACCACTTGCAGACATACGCGACGCTGTCGTAGATTGGGCCAGGTCGCTGAATGCGTCGACGATCACGGGCCAGCGTATCTACACGTTTGGATACGACGGCAACACGGGGATCACCCGCACCGCCCGATACGTTACCATGACCCTCGCATTCACCGCTATTCGAGATCTACACTCAACGCAAAGTTAACCATGGCTATCGGTAAGACCCTCGTTTTTACGGGACTCAACATTGCACCGGCCGGAACGGCCGCTCTGGGAGGCACCGCCAATTCGTTCGCGCTACACTTGACGGAATCGGCGGAGGTCACTTTGACGCCGGTCACAGATGTGGTCGAGGACAATCAGACGCTGGTTTCGGCGTACGACGTCTCGTTCGCTGTCAACTGCTACAACGTATCGCTGATCGACGACGCTGTCGTTTACAAGGACGCGTCCGCGTCTCCTCAAAAGGGCAACATTGCCTTCCTGGGAACGACCGGAGCACAGAACGTCGTTATAGATGGCGTGATCATCAATGGGACCAAGGTTTTTGACGGAAACCGAACGGCGGTCCGCCTAACGGGGACCAAGCGCACGACAAACGTCGACCTAGGGATCACGCTCGCCTAATCAAACAAGAGGGGGCTGATGCTTAACCTACTATCGAACGTTGCGATCCTCGACGTCACCAATACGACGCCGACGGTCGTGTTCCTGGACAACGTAATGGAGGGCGTAGATGGAGCGGCGGTCTTTGGTCTGACTCGCGAGACGGCGACAGTCCAGATCGAGGACAACCAGACCTACCAATACGCCACGACAGACACGCTGGACATCCGCGTACTCAAAACGGATGACGCCAACGTCGCGGTACTGAAATCGATCGTCGAGAATCAGCGGCCGGTCCAAATCGCGGGAATCTCGCCGAACGGCGTGCTCACGTGGATGGACGCGTCGCTGTTATCGTACACGGAGCAGTTGGACGTCCTACAAGTTAATCCGATCCGGGCGACGATCACTTCGCCCAGCGGCTACCCGGACAGCACGACCGCCAACGCGGCGGTACCCGTCTACGCTGGCGACAATGCGCTCATGTCGCACGATGTGACGACCGGAAACGCGGCCCTTCTTAATGGATACAGATCGACGGGCGGCCTAACGTTGACGCAGTCCGGGGGCAGTCAAACAGCCGTCGCGACGTCCGGCGCGTCGGTTCGCCTCGAATCGTGGTATATTCCGTTTCCATGGCAGGGCGTGGAGGTCACGGCCAGCTACGACGTATCGGCCCTGGGTGAAGACCCAGCGACGGTTGGATCAGTACAGATAGGCATAGAATATCTCGACAATACGGGATATGGAGGCAGTGTCGCGACGGGAACGATCAGTAGCAACTACGTCTCGCTCTCCACCACATTCGGATCAGCGCCATTTCGAGCGGTCACGCGCAATATAAGCCCGGTTAACAACAGCCTACGATATGTGGTGCTCTCGACCAGGTTACAATCGCCTACGGCCGGGGATGGTCTTACATTCTTCGAACCGATGATATCCGTCGGCGGGAGGACCGCATTCACCATCTAAAACCCAAACCCGAACAAATCCTATGCAGAGTATGTTCGAGAAGACGGTGCTCGTAAACGGGAAATCATTCCGTCTGCGACCCTACACAGAGAAGCGTCTCGGCGAACTCGAAACGATCAACAAGGAGATCCGCGAGTACGTACAGGAGAACATGGATAAACGGTTCGACGAGATCGATCCGAAACGCAAGGCCGATTGGTATATGCGCAAGGCCCAGGTATTGTGGCATAGCGACGTGTTCCCAGGCATTGACTTTTTCCGGGACGCCGACTTTGAGGTCAGCTTGCTCCAAGAGTCAGAGTCTTTTTTCGTGAGTCAGCGTCTCTATCTTTAAAACGGGCCGCGCTGGCCTGGAACCGGTCCTTCGCGTTTATTTCGGGCGGCCAAGGAGACCCGAATCGCCAAGCATGGATCGACTACATCACGCCATATCGTTACTACTCGTTGGTATTGGCGGGTTTCGACCCGGTGGTCGCCGATCGTATTTTTGATCAGCCAGCACACGTAATCGCCGAGGCGTACGTCTCGAAGCTGGCGGCAGAATACGTTAAGCCAAAAAAGGGGCTCCATGGCACAAGCAGATGAGCTGATCTATACCGTCAAGTTCGAGGTCGACGGGGCCAGCTACCAGTCGATAGCACAGGCGATCCGGGACATCGGGCAGAGCATGGGCCAGATCACCCAGGGCGGCGAGATCGTCCAGACCATGGAGCAGGTCGCCCAGGCCACGGAGGACGCGGCTCGGGCGTCGCAGGATCTGGCACAAGAGTCCGAGCGGTCCATGGCTTCGACCATGGCGTTCGACAAGGCGGCGCTGGCGTCGACCAAGTCGCTGGCCGATCTAACCAGGCAGATTCAGGCCAACAAGAAGGAGATCAAGGAGAGACGGGATCTTGCGAAGGAGACGGGCGAGATAGACCAGCAGTCGGCGGAGCGTATCGAGGCGCTCCTGGTGCAGAACAAGGAGCTCGGCCGCGAATACAACAGGCAACAGCGAGAGGTCAGCATATTAAATTCTGAGCTCTTTGAAACAGCCAACACGTACAGGGAACTCGAGGAGCAGAACCGGGCCTTGGCTCTAACGATGAAACAGATTCCGCTGGACGATACGAGCGGTCAGTTACAGGCGTTACAGAAGCAGTATGACTCGAACAATCAGAAGCTAAAAGACTTTGACGCCTCGCTCGGCAACCACCAGCGAAACGTGGGTAACTACGGTAGCGTGTGGGAGGAGGTAGGCGGGACGTTCAAGAAAACGATTGGGGGGATGAATCCTCTCCTCGGCTCGCTTGTCAGCGGGCTTGGAGCAAGCACCGCCGGCGTGCAAGGGCTAAAAACGGCGCTCATCACAAGCGGTATCGGTGCGCTGGTCGTCGCGATAGGTACGGCATTTGCGACGCTCACGTCTGCGATGAATGAGTTTCAGCCGGTGATCGACGCCGTGAACAGGATCACATCCCAGCTGTCGGCCGGATTTAGCAGTCTCGCGCATAACGCGGCCGTCTTTTTTGGCATCTTAGATGAGGAATACGTCTCGATAACCGACAACATAAAAGCCGCCGGGGAGCTCTCGAATGCCCAGGTCAGATTGGAGAAGGCGGAGATCGCGCTGATCAAAACGAGAGCCGATCTGCGTGCGCAGTCGGCACAGGCGAGGCTGGAGGCGCAGGACGAGACGAAGTCCGTACAGGATCGGCAGAGGGCGCTGGAGCAAGCCATACGAGCTGAGGAGCAGTTGGGACAACAGCAAGAAGCGGTGGCTGAAATGCGCTATCTCCTCTTGCAGGAAGAGAACAAGCTCACGCACTCCAACAGGGAGGCCGTTCGTGCAGAGAACGAGGCGTATGCGGAATACATACGAACCCAGGAGGAGGCGGCTATGCGAATGCGGGAGCTATATGGAACCCGCAAGACGTTGGCGGACATGGCGGCCCGTGAGATTGCCGAAACGCTCTCATTGGCAGACGTACTGGCCCGGATACGCGGTGAACAACTCACCGCGGAGGCGGAGCGGGAGGCCCAGCGTCTGGAAGAGATAGGGAAGTTCGTCGAGGCGGCCGACATACGTCTCGCTCAGCGCAGGTTACAGATCCAACAGCAGTATATCGATGAAGGCTTGTCGGCGGAGGAGGCTGGTATCGCGGCGTCCGAGGCGTTAAGAGTCCAGGCCATGCACGAACGCGAGGACGCGTACGCGGCGGAGGCACAATTCGCATTTGATCTGGCCGCCGCCCAGGTCGAGGCACGGATGTATTCCGCACAGCTCATTACACAGATCGCCAACCAGCTATTTGGAGACAATAAGGCGATCGCAATCGCGGCGGCCACAGTCGAGACCTATACGAACGCGGCGATTACGTACGCGAGCGTCATGGCGACCACTTTGGGCAACGTAGCCCTCGCTAAGCTGGCGGCGGCGACGGTCATAGCGGGTGGCCTGGCGACGATCAAAAAGATAGTTGGTACGGAGCCTGGCGACTCACCCGACAAGGGCGCTCCTGGCGGCGCGGGCGGTGGAGGTTCATCCCAGCAGAGGACATTCACAGGGATCAAGTTCGTCCAGGACGACGACGACATCGTGGGAGCCCAACGTATCCTGGCGGGAAGCGTCGGCGCAAGGTCTGGACCACAGGATCGCGACGTATATGTGAGCGCAACCGTCGACCAGCGGGGCGTGGCGGTCGCCGTTCGTGAAGGCGAGAAACAGATCCAATCACAGCAATTCAGCTACTCGTAACATATGGAGCGACAGATCACCTCTTGCGGCCTATCAGTCAGCACGAACAACGGAACGGTCGAGACTTTCTTCCAGGGATACAACACGGCGGCCGACACGCTGGCTCCGAAAGCGGTCAAGTTGCACGTGGGAGAGTTCGGGTGGACGCCCTATTTCTACACCGGGTCGGCCTACGACGAGACCCTGTCCGGCAGACGCCGATCTCAACACGGCGGGTATCGACTCGAAGGATCACTAACATGGTCCAGGCTTCTAAACACGACAAACCTCCTGGAGATCGTCAACCAAGCACCAACCGGGAAAGAGCTCACGGCGTTCTCGCTCCAAACAGCGAGCGCACACACTCTCAATACAAACATCGTCGTGAATTACGTACCCTTCAACGACGCCTACAACGGCATGAAGGTACAGATCGGGGCGTTCGCCAGGAACATCACGGACTCGTATTCTGCAAACGCGACGATCATCGTCGACGCGGCCACGACGACCGGATCGGGTACGTCGGTCACAGTCACGACCAGGTCCAATATGCGGCCGATCCTTAGGTTCTATCCAAACGTGGACGTACCTACCACCAACTTCGAGATCGTCTTGGATGACGTGGCCTGGCGGGCCGCTATCGACAGTACTATCGTGAACAACCCGATCACGATCGGCTTCTCGGGCGTCGAGGTCTCCAACGTCGTCCCAACGTATTTCACATTTTAGGTAGCTCAATGTTGATCTACACAAACACGGCGGCGATCGCGTCCGGGGATATCTACTTCTCGTTCGAGACACAGGGAACGGCGAGTCCTGGAGCCAACGTCGACATCCTGGACATATCATCCCTACGATATATGTTCGACCTATATGGGTCATCATCGCTGATAGATGTGGTCTCGGCCATGCCCGGCGCGATGACGCTCACGGTCGAGGACGAGCTGTCAAATCTCGGTACATTGTATGACGCGTTGTCTAACGAGATCGGTACCTACTCGGTCGCGGCCACAAACTCGGGGCTCCTACCGGTCGCGAACGTTACGATGTATCTGCGCGAGAGAGGATCTGCGACGTTCACGCCCACAAGGTTCGTGCTTGATTGGCCTGGCGTATCATACGACGAGAGAAACAAACATCTAGCGCTCCAACTCGATCCATATATAACCAGTCAGAACACGCACACTTGCTTCGTACAGAACATCGCCGCAAGCAAGAAGATGAACTTCCACTACGAAGGCGGAACCGGAGGCGGAGGATCGATAGCCACGGCGGCGTTGACGGGCGATTTCATACAGGCCGTGGTCTCGAATCTCGAGGCGGGTGCCACGACCCTCTTTGAGCCCTACTACCTCGACACGGCGTTCGGCAATGTCGGCACGCAGAACACGACACAACCCGTATACGGAACCTCGCCGCCGACCGAACCGCTCGACGGAAACGTCATGCCGCTGGTGGTAGACCCAGCCGAGTTGAGCAGCAGTTACCTCGGAACGGACGACGCGAACACGTTCGCAAACGCGACCAACCAACGAGCGTTCGACGTGGTCGGAGCCCTCGCCGCTCTTGACGGGTCGATCTTCGGGACGGCCTTCGGGGTCAATTTTTGGACACACCGCAACCGCAACACGAACAACACGACGATAAGTGCCGACGCGGTGGAGGATATCAAGTTTACTATCGTGCCCAAGACCGTACGGTCGGTAAATCTAACAATACAGAACACTCCGTCGCTAACGTACACGTCGAACAGTCTACCGTATTTCGGCGACATAGGATCGGGCGGGGTCACACCCGGGCTACCAGTCAACGTAATCGAGGCGGGATTCCCGTACAGCGAACAGCGGGTCGACATCGGGTTCGCCCAGGCTTTTCCCGTACTGAACCGGGCAGAGTATAACACCACGTACGGAGACGCGAATTTCTACGCCGACCCTGGAACGTGGGGAGCGCAGACCATCGCGGCTACTCCGAATATGCAATACCTCGACGTCGAGGGGATCAACCTGGCGGGGTCGATGGAGGCGTACAAAACAGCAACCGGGGCGGACAGCGCACGGATCGACCAAACGCGTGTGGAGGCCACGATCCACGGGATCAGCAAGGTCCGACCCTATCAGACTATCAAATTCGATTCAACGCTCGCGAGATTCTCGGGTAGGCATTATCGGCCGAGCCAGATCGAATATGATCTAAAAAACGACAAGATCGTCCTCACCGCCTACGAAATCCTGTAAACCTATGCAACAAAACAAGATCAAGAAAGACGTCATGGTCGGCTTCCCATGCTACGACAACAAGTCGGAGGTCGGCATTTTACAAGAACTACTGGGAGCGGTAAACGACCCCATGTGCCCGGTGGCGACCGTACAGTACTATAACGGCGACAGTCTCATCCCGAGGGCCCGCAACAAGATCGCCCAGATGTTCCTCGACAGCGAGTTCGAGTACTTGATGTTCGTAGATAGCGACATCGTCTTCAATCGGCACATGATCACCAGATTGCGACAGCACGATAAGGGCATAGTCGGAGGCGTTTACTTGAAAAAGAAGCTACCCTACTCGCCAGTCATGAATCACGCCCTGGCCGACGAGGGCGAGCTGTCTGTCATGCGGGAGATCGGGACCGGGTTCATGATGATCCGGCGCGACGTACTCGGGGCGATCGCGGCGCGGTGGCCCGAGCACCACTACGCGTACGACGACGACGAGGTCGGTGGCAAGGAGAAGCAAGGATACGATTGGTTCCGGGTCGGCGTGAGAAACGGGCGGTATCTGTCGGAGGACTACTTTTTCTGTCAACTGGCTGGCGATCTCGGGATCAAGACCTACCTCGACAAGTCGATAATCACACAGCACATAGGCCGCATGGCTTATCCAACCTCCGATAATCTGATCATAGAGACGGCCACGGATTTGCTGAACCGCTGGCGGGATGGTGCGCCCGTTCCGACCGACAAGGTCCAGGCGCTACGCGAGGCGGCCGATAGTAAGCTCCAACCGGGTGAACACGGGGAGGCGCAGTCCTTCCCCACGCCCGAGGTCGTCGAGATTCCGACCGATACCGAAATAAAGAAACCATAGGCCATCAAACACCGTTGCGTTTTCTTTTGTCTTCCTTTGCACGTGGGCTTTCGCCGCTGTGCTAGGCCCGGTGAGCAGTCTCGCGTGCGAGGGAAGTCAAAGGAGACCCCAAGATGACGTCTTTTCACCACCTCGATCCTGGCGACTTCAAGAATGAACCCCACAAGTCATGAAGACAGCATTCGACCGAGCCCTCGCGGCTACCCTTAAGCACGAGGGAGGCTACGTCAACGATCCACACGACGCGGGCGGCGCTACAAATCACGGAATCACAGAGAGTGTCGCCCGGTCGCACGGATATATGGGCGATATGCGAGATCTGACCGTCGCCACGGCGGCGGCGATCTACAAGTCGGACTACTGGGACGAGCTGAACCTGGACGCGATCGCCAATATAGACGAACAACTGGCGGCCGAGCTATTCGATACGGCCGTAAATTGTGGCGCGTTCCGTTCCGGGCGGTGGTTTCAGATGTCGCTCAATATCCTAACAGGATCAAACGCGCTGGAGGAGGACGGGGTCATTGGCAATCGCACGCTGACCGCCTACAAGTCCTTGTCGTCCGGGGACCGTCTTCGTATTTTGCTCATGTGTAGAACGTTTCAAGGAGCACATTATCTGAATCTGGCCCACCAGCGGCCGACACAGAGGCGGTTCATTAGGGGATGGTTGAAGAGAGTATAATAGATACATCGGCGATGATCTCGCTACTCAACGCGCTGTTGATGTTGGCGGTGGGGATCCTCGTCAAGTCGACCCGCGACAAGTTGCAAGCGCTGGAATCGAAGAACGGCGGCCAGGACGACCGGTTGACATCACTCGAGAGGAGGACCGACGTAATAGAGGAGAGGGCGCGGCGCATGGACCGGATCGACGCCGATATGAAGGATGTCATCTCGAGGCTGGATGAAATAAAGGAGTTCATCGCCCGGTTCGGTCCTACCATCCAGACCATCGAACAGATGATTCACCGAGGTGATCTGAGAAGATGAAACTGGGACTCTTTCGGACGATCTTTGATTCACTTGGCGAGATCGTAGCGGGTCTCGACGAGCTGGTCACGTCGGACGAGGAGCGGGACAAGATCCGGGCGGAGATGGAATCGGTGCGACTCGCCCTCGCGGCGCGAGTCCTGGAAATGGAGGCCGAGCTGGTTCAGCGAAGAGCGTCCATAATCGAAGCGGAGGCCAAGGGCGAGAGCTGGATTCAGAGATCCTGGCGTCCCGTGACCATGCTCACATTTTTGGTGCTTGTGGTCATGCACCATCTCGGGTTATTGGAGATCGCAATTACCCAGGATATGTGGGATCTCTTGCAAGTCGGAATCGGCGGTTATGTCATCAGCCGAGGTATAGAGAAGACAGCACCGGCGATCGTACGAACGCTACAGCAGGACCCTCGCGAATCGCAACAAGACAGACCATGAACTGGCTCGTCGAGCAGTTGCACCCATCTGTACACCGGGTCAAGAGTCACCAGCCGACAAAGGACAGCGTCTTCTCCTTGCTGGTTCTCTCCGACGTCCATTTCGACAGTCCGGAGTGCGACCGGCGTCTTCTCGCAAAGCACATGGACCAGCGGCCCTGGGCGGCGTGTGGATAGATATGTGCTGGGCGGAGGGAAGGCCCGGAAGGGCGGAGGGTCTCACGGTCAAGGCATACAACGCATAGTGCTGCTCCTGTGAAGCGTTTGTGAAGAATATTGTGCCATATAATCCGGAATGCTTATCTTTCTATCAGAACGGGGACACGCCCCACCACTTACCACCCAAACGGACACCACAATGATCCACATCGTAGACGAAGCACCAAGAGCAATCACCACCGCCGAATGCGAAGCCCTCGTGAAAAGATGGCTAAGAGGATGGTACAGCGAAGAACAGTGGGCTGAGTGCACAACCGCAGTCGAGGTCGAGCTAGACAACGTTCTATCGAAAGCACCTCAATGGCGCAAGGCTGACTACGTGGTCGCGCTAATGAACGTGTCACAACGAGTCACCAAGAAGTACATGAAGGAAAACGCTCCTGAATTTGACGAGCCCTTCAGCTTTAAGCGGTGGTAATTGCTCGCCAGGACCAGCACCACCATCTCACCACCTAAACGGACAACATAATGAGAATTTCATACACATGGATCAACTGCTTCCAATTAGCGACTCTGATCGCCGCCCTCAAGATCGAGGCCGAGACAGGATTGAAGGTAAGCAGACAGCCTCTCCTTTCGAACGCCCGCGAGCTCTACGGGATCAAGGCCCGAACTAAAAAGGACGCCATCCCGCAATTACAGGCCATATACGACGAGTACATGGCGCAAGTCGAGAGCCGCGAATCATAAATCACCGCCCGCCCTCCGGGGCGGGCACCATTCCCACTCAACAACCAGGATAATACAATGGAAATTTATTTTACCGACTATATGGAGTTTTCGGTCGAGGCAATGCGACGTTTGATCAATTCATGCTCTCCTGTATGGAAGGCCCAGAATGCCCACTCGGCCGATCGATACGCGTCCTGGGCGGCCCAGGCTGGGAACGACGAGGCCAAGGCGTTTTGGTCATTGGTCTCCTCCGGAGCGCACGAGGCGGTCAGCCAATGTGATCCCAGGGAGAAAGACCCGGTCAAATCCACTATCGAGTAAGCTTCTGTGAAGCGTTTGTGAAGGATATTGTGCGATACCTATCGTCGTTCGTATCTTTTCAATAGAAACGGGGATTGACCCCACCATCACCACCAGACCCACGAGGTACGCCATGAGACAGACCGAAGCAGCAACCGACGCCGATTTCGCAGCATGGCGCAAAGCCGCTGAGGCTTGCACCATCGAGCAGTTACTGCACATCATCCGAGATTGTCGCGAAGCGGCCGACGCCATGCGGACCCACAATCCCGTGAAAGAGGGATTCTATGAGGACCAGGCATGGACTTTCGCCGACGTATACCGGGAGCGGACGCGGACCAGATTGTAATTCCAGGCCCGCCCTCCGGGGCGGGCACCACAGGGACACAAACCCACCACCACCATCTAAACGGACAATACAATGGCAGATTTCTACTTTTTCAAGAACCGCGACCGACACGTCGTCAAAGTCGCCGCCGAGATCAAGAAGCTGTGGACCCGAGTAGGCGAGGGCGATAAGGAGCTCTACTTCCTAATGTCTAAGAACAAGGAGTACGTTACCTTGATATGGCGTCGGCCTGGGTCGGACGTAGTGGAGCCCGTTCCGAATCTCTTGTGCTCGTCCTTGCATTTTAAGCAGATAGAGAACGACGACCCATTTTTGCGAACCCGTCCTTTGGACGATATGACTGGCGATTTTAAGAATGCTGGCGTGGGATGGGCCTGGAGACAGGACAAGGAGATCGGCCTATTGCCCGCCGGATCTTGCAGAGCGGAGACGGCCATGATGATTCGTCTGTGAAGCGTTTGTGAAGAATATTGTGCAACATAGGTTCCGATTCGTATCTTTTCATTAGAAACGGGGAGAGACCCCACCACCGATCCACCTAAACGGTAACGACAATGCATTTCACCAAGATAGAAGCCCTACGCGACCTAAAAGACCTCGAAAACGCAGTATGCGAGGCTCTCGATGTCAACAAGAGTATGAAGCGTGAGATCGAATTGGAATTGGCTCTCGAAGACATTAACGATGGAATCATCGCAATGCATGGTCATTTCGAGGATGTGCTGACGCCAAATTTGAGAATTCTGACACACGAAATCGTTCGCCGAACGAATAGTGTCTTGAACCGATAATCCTAACGCTCGCCCTGTGGGGCGGGCACCACCGCCACCACCTAAACCCATGAGGATGATATGATTTTAGGTAAGATGCCCACGACCTATTCGGTCTATGTTACGGAAGGCAAAGGTTACTATCCGACAGACGGCCAACTGGTCGACTGTTTCATTTTCGATATGGACGAGGCCATAGCGACGGCGGCGCGCCACGCGGAAACGGTCGAGCCCGGAGACGAGCCGATGATGGTCCGGGTCGCATATGACCACGCCGATCTTGGCTGGATCGTTTGCTACAATCGCCAGGTAGGCTAGAAGTCCAGGTCCGCCCTCCGGGGCGGGCCTTATATCTTCTGTGAAGCTTTTGTGAAGAATATTGCGCAATATATATCTCAATGCTTATCTTTTCATTAGAAACGGGGACAAACCCACCATTTCACCACCTAAACGGAAAATACCATGGACAACTTCTCATCAGTCTACCACCTCGACAAAGCAAGCGACAAGACGTTTAAGGCGATGACGGCGCAATGGAACGCGCTGAAAAAGCTCACGAAGTTCCACGTCAAGGATGAGGCTAAAAGAATCCTAGGGATCGCCGAGTTCAACGAGCTCGAGTACATCCACAATGAAATCCGCCAGCTCGTCTGGGACATCAAACAAGCTGACGCGGCAGACCAGCAAGACTACGCGTCAAAGCATCACGTCCATGCGCTGATCGTCCTAGCCGAAAACAACGTCGAACGTACGATGACGATGATCGACGAGATCAAGTCAGTAGGATTCCATAACGCCTACACGCTGTAAGCCGGGACGAGCCACAACATTCGCTGACTAACACTCGGCGATAGGAGGTCCGCCGTTTTTCCCGCCGCAATAGGCGGGCCTCCGCCTTTTTACTCAAACACAGGAGGATCATGAACAAGAAAGACACACTCAAGGATCTGCTCGACTCGCGAGGATCGGATTATGGATCGTTCAGCCGTCTGGCGCGACGAGCCCAGATCATAAAATCTACGACGAGAGGGTCGACCATCGATCGATCACCCGAGCATTTGGTCCATTTAGAAGCGTTCGAGATGATCGCGACGAAGCTGGCCAGGATCACGGCCGGAGATCCGGACATCTTGGATAATTGGGTCGACATCGCTGGCTATGCGACGCTGGTCGCCGACCATATTCGTAACAAAGACAAGGAGTAATTCTATGCAAAAGCTAGATATCATTATTGACGGTCAGTTCGGGAGCACGGGCAAGGGCCTCCTCGGAGGCTACTTGGCTACCCGATACGAAGATCCGCTGGGACTATGCGTGACAAACGCCGGGCCCAACAGCGGACATACCGTCGATTACGCCGACAGCCGGGGTAAGATGGTCACCTATCATATCCCGAGTAGCGCGCTGTGCACGCGGTCGGAACCGCCGGTCTATCTCACGGCCGGGTCTATCATAGATCCGCTCGTGCTGATTTCGGAGTGCGCGCAGTACGACGTCGACCCCACACGTGTGGTCATCCATCCACACGCCGCCGTCGTTGAGGACGAGCATAGACGGGAGGAGAAGATCGCGACATCCTATGCAAAGCATGGTTCAACCATGAAAGGCACCGGTGCGTCGCTGTCGGCCAAAATTACAAGGAGAGGAAACGTAGCTAAGGAGTCCCGCATTTTGAAACAGCATGGATTCAAGATCGCGGCGCTGGACCTACGGGATGAGCTACGCAAGATCGGGAAGCGGCCCGCATTGATGGAGGTACCACAGGGCGTGGGCCTGGGCGTGAACAGCGGTTTCTATCCGTTTGTCACGAGTCGTGAGATCAGCGTGAGCCAGGCCCTGTCGGACGCCCAGCTCCATCCTTACTATCTCGGGGACGTTTATATGTCGGTGCGGACCTATCCGATCCGGGTGGGCCACGTGTACGATGAGAGCGGCGAGATGATCGGCCATAGCGGTCCATTCTACCCAGACAGCGACGAGCTCTCCTGGGAGGACATCGGCGTATCGCCGGAGCTAACGACCGTGACGAAGCGGGTGCGGCGCGTGGCCACGTTCTCGTTCGAGCAGTACAAGTACGCGTATCATCTCGTCCGCCCGGACTACGTGTTCCTCAATTTCGGGAATTATATGTACGACAATGAGCTACGCGAACTGGCACGCGTGATGAGCGAGATCAAGATCCCGGACCTCATTGGCTACGGGCCCTCGGTCAAGGACGTACGACGATATCTAAACACGAAGGTAATCTAATGAACGTACGCGAGTACAAAGAGAAGCGACAGCTCCTGGAGGAGTACCACGAGTCCGTCCTGGCGTTGTCCCGGGTTCAGATGGCCAAGCTGGCCGAGAACATACACAAGGGCAAGTGGGAGGACGTGGAGCCCATGTACGCTTTCAAACGCTTAATGCAAGAGGCGATCGAGCTGTTCGAAGAGATTCAGCGTGAAGGAGTACCGGAGGACGTGTGGAAGGAAGCCGCCGACGTCGCGAACTTCGCGATGATCCTGGCACAGACCTATGAACAACAACACAAACAGACCCATGAATAAGACAATCGGATATCCATACTTGGAACGCGAGGTACGAGACATAGCACAAATTCCTCGCTGGGCGATCATTCGCACGTATCGCCAGCAGTCGGTCGCGGAGCACTCGTACTTCGTCGCTCTATACACGGACTGGCTGGGCTCGCTGGTGGGCCTAGATCCTGACGAGCACCAATACGCTGTACGCGAGGCCCTTTGGCACGACATCGGCGAGCGATTCAGCGGCGACATCCCGACGCCGTTCAAAAAGGCGGCCCGGGTGGACGAGTCGGTGATCGACGAGGCGATGGGACGAGAGCACGCGTGGTACCGACAACAGCACCAGGAGCGTTTGCACGGTGAGGCCGACCAAATGCGGGCCTTATGTATCGTCAAGATCGCCGATTTGCTGGATGCCATAACGTTTCTTGGTGAATTGAAGTACAACGGCGTCCAGGAGGTCAGGTTCGTATATGACTCGTTAAAGAAGCACATGGGACCTCGACTTGACCGGGTACGCAAGGTTTTCTCAGACCAGGCCTATCGTGTTGTCTCGAGCGCGGTCTGGAACCATATCGACGACATAGAACGTCCGTCCAGGTTGACAGACCCAGTCCTTGGAGCGATCGCCATGGAGCGTGAAGGCTCTGTGAAGGACTTGTCCTAGGGGCTCGTCTTTCGTATTTTATGGTAGGCAATTACGCCACCACAACCACCTAAATATGAGGTATATCATGATTCTATCGAAGGAGGAAATCGCCAGCCTACGCGCGCTATATAGCGCAGAGGGAGTAGTTCACCCGATCAGACAGGATCTCGCCCGTCTTGCCAAGGACATAACTGATCTGATTGCAGTCGTACAAAAGGCTCCGGATATGTGCCTGGCTCGAGGCTATCGGCCGATGAATCCGCTCCCAGGAGGGATCGAGTACCAGCACGTAGCGTCGCACGATGAGGCAGTCGAGTCACTCTATAATGCGGCCTTGGCTCTAATTCACGCCAAGGAGCGAACGCTGGATTTCGTGATGGCCCGGTGCGCCATGCCACCACTCCACGTTCATTTCAGCAGTTCGCGAGACAATGACGTCCTGGAGGCGGAGTACGCCATTATCCTGGCTGATTTTCGAGACTATCTACCCTACTAAGATGATAAAGCTACGTTTCAAGTACAGCACACCACACGAGCAGATCTCCGAGATTCTGAATCATTTCGAGGAACTGGGACGACACGTGGTCCGCGTGGTCTTTGACGACATCACCAACTCGACTATCTACTACGTATCATGACAGCACAGCAGATGAGGGAGTTGCTTGACGCCCCGCTTCCGGCGGAGGCGATCAAGCCTCATCCCAGCAAGAACTTTCTGTCAACCATCAATTCCATCTATGTCACGGAGAGGCTCAACGACGTGTTCGGCGTGGGAAGATGGGGGACCACTTCCGAGATCATAGAGAACTCGAGTAAGATGGTCGTATTGAAGGTCCATTTTTGGGCCTATTCGCCAGTAGACGGTGCCGATATGGTCAAACTCGAGGCTTATGGCGGTAACGACAACGACGACCGTGGCGACGCCTATAAGGGCGCGATGACGGACGCTCTGACCAAGATCGGTTCATTCCTCGGCATCGGGGCCGATGTTTGGAAAGGCAAGGCACCTACGGGTCGGCCCAGCACGCCAAGCGCTCGCGGCCCAGCGATACAGGACCGGAGCAGACCATCCGGCGGATCTCCGGCGGCGAATGCCGGCCTACCCTGGCTGAACATCACGGATCGCAAGGGCAAGATGACGACTCTCGGAGAGGAGATCTGTCGTAGAGTCAAGGCTGGCGAGATCACACTGAACCAACTACACGCCGAGTACCGTATCAGCGGAAAGGACCAGCAGAGGCTGGAGTCCCTGGGTGCAGAGGCGGGACCATCACACCATCCGGGACAAGACGGTCCCACAGATAATCTACCATTTTGACCATGAAGACACAAGACGCAAAGAAGTCGCGACGACCTCCGACCATGATCGCCAAGCACGGGCCGATCCATCTATACCGAATCTACCCGGGCTGGCGGGTGAGGACCACCACAGCAGAGGTAGACCACATGAGATGGTCCCTGGCTTTCAAGCATTTTTTGAGGGCGTTTGAGGAGTACGAAGGTCGCAAGATCGGGAGCCGCTACGACGCCTATATATCTCCGAGGAACGGAAAGCGTATTTCGTGACACGCGAGACGTTTCACCGGGCTTAACATATTGACGAGACCATGGATACAAGGAAGAGCAAAGGAAATACATCCGACGACACGTTCGGGTGGAAGAATCGGGAGACGCACGAATTCGTGTCCGTCTGCATGAACACCGAACCGCTGTACCGATTGTGGATGAGCGAGGAGGTACACTTCAACACGCTGATCGATCTGTACAACAAGTTGGCACCGGAGCCCATGCGGGTTTCCCAGCTACGCAAGGTCCACAGGATCGAGGTTGAACAGGCCAGACGCGACGACTGGGAGGAGGTAGTAGGATGACGAAGGACGCCTACTACTTCCCGCATGACTCGAACGCCAAGGACGACCCTAAGATCATCGATGTGATCGAGGAGTTGGGCCTGGAAGGATACGGGATTTATTGGGTGCTGATCGAGACGCTCCGTGACCAGCCGGACTACCAGGCACCGGTGCGGTTGTTGAGGGCGTTGGCCAGGAGGTACAACACGACCGAGGAGAAGATCAAAGCGGTCGTCTCGCGCTACGGCCTGTTCGACAACGACGACGAGTCGTTCTGGTCTCCAGCGCTGTCGAGGCGTATGTCGGCCATCGACGCTCGCCGCAAGCGCAGATCGGAAGCTGGCAAGAAGGGAGCGGCGGCCCGGCTAAGGTCTGAGTCCAATTCTGGCAAAGTACAGATCAAGCTACCGCCCGGTCCCGCTTCGGCTGGACCGAAGTCAGGTTTAAGTCCCAGTCAAGCTGGGCCTCAGTCCGACCTAAGCGATACTCAAGCAAGAAAAGGAAAGGAAAGGAAAGAAAAGGAAAGTAAAGAAAAGGAAATTCAAAAAAGGGATCACGACCACGCGCACCGGGCGGACGCCGCTGGTTCGATCAATGCTTCGCATTCAGAGCCCGTTCAAGTCTACCTCCGGGAGTTGCGACAATCGTCGATCCACCACTACTACGCGGATTTGATCAACGCCGCCAGGATCGAGGGCGATAAGCTCGAACTTTGGCGGGCCGTCTGTGCTGAATGGCTGGCCGCCGGCTACAAGCCGACCAACGTGGTCGATCTGATCGGCCTGTACAAGCGGAGGGTCGAGGACGTTGTCAGCATACGCAAGGGCACGACGGCCCGGCGCGGGTCTCCGGGTGGAGGAGGCGACGGTTTCCTACTTACTTATAACGAGATGCTTGCGATCATGTCGAAGGAGGGAGTACCACAGACAGCGTTCGAGATCGGCGGTGAGGACGAGAGGGGTAAGAAGTTATGGATCAGAAAATGACGACCATGAAGATCACGTACGAATTCGACACGGAGAACGACGCCGGGGCGCACGAGTTTTTCGAGAACGGGCTGTCCTTCTATGCGGTGATCCACGATTTGAGTGAGTGGGTGTTGGCCAGGAGCCAGGACGCCGACACCGCCCGGGACCGGGCCGCGTTCCTGGAAGTGGCACGCCGCATTAACTGGCTCATGATCCACCACGATTTGGACAAGTACAACATATGCGACGACGAATAGACGACAGGAACCGCAAAGGCGATCTGGGCGAGCGGCTGGTTGGCGACTACCTCCGACGTAGAGGCGCGATCATGTATAGGCCAGAACACACGGGAGCCCATCCTTTCGACACGCTGTGCGTGACTCGGGATAAGCAGACCATCTTCGCCGCCGAGGTCAAGACAAAGCGCTCGAGAACCACCTACCCGGACACCGGGTTCAATTTGCGTAACTACCGGGACTACCAGCGCGTCCAGGAAGCGCACAACCTCCGGGTGTACGTGTTCTTCGTAGACGAGCGCAAGCGGGAGATCTATGGTAACTGGCTCGACGTCATGGACCAACCACGCAAGATACGAGTCGGATATCGAGATCTGATCTACCCTATCGTACAGAAGGAGATCATCTTTTTCCCGCTGGAATCCATGCGAACGGTCTGCTCCATCGCGGAGGACGACGCCCAGGCCCTCACACGCCTCACCCACAACAAGTTCGATCAAGTCCATGCGCCAAGATGAGCATCATCTCCAGGTTGCTTGTATCAAGTACTATCGTCTGTGCTATCCCAAGACGGAGCGGTGCCTATTTGCTATCCCGAACGGGGGAGCGCGTAACAAGGCGACAGCGGGCAAGCTCAAAGCCGAGGGAGTCCTGGCCGGCGTGGCCGATTTGTTCCTGGCTCGCCCAGGGCTCAATAAACACGGTCATTTTATCGAGATGAAGATCCCGGGTGGCAAGCAAACACTCAGCCAACGTACCTTTGAACGAACGGTCGTAGCACAAGGATACGCCTATGTGGTGATCCGGACTATCGACGATTTTATCACCTATGTAGACGAGGTCGAGCGAGATCTCGGAGTTGAAAAATGACGATCACACTAAACGCCGACAACCCACCTATCAAAATCGACGGGCACGACTCCGCTATCATCGGCATGGACGCCCGTTCCGGAGCTCTTGTGTATGGATACTGGGCTCTGGTGGACAGCTTCGTATCACAGGGTATGGACCATGAAGAGGCGATCGAGTGGATAGACTATAACATCGTCGGAGCCTACGTCGGGGAGATGACACCGATCATAGTGGGCGAGATGGAGGAGGAGGACATCAAGGACTTATTGGACGAGCACGGGGACTAAGGATGGACATTTTGGACGACAAAAAAAGAATGCTGGACGCTCTCGAGAAGAGCCTGGGCGTGGTCACGACAGCGTGTCAGATGGCCCGCGTGGGAAGGTCCACACACTACGATTGGATGAGCAAGGACGCAGAGTACGCCGCCGCCGTACGGAGTTTGAACGACGTGGCGGTTGATTTCGGGGAGTCGGCCCTGTTCGAGCAGATCAAGGCGGGAAACCCGGCGTCCACGATCTTTTTTCTCAAAACACGGGGCAAGCACCGAGGATATGTGGAGCGCATGGAGACAGAAGCTGTCAACGAGCAACCTAAACGACTGGTGGTCGTGTTGGAGGACGATTCCCAGCGGGACGAGCATGAGGACTAAGAGCAACTTGCCACTCCGAGTCGTTGTCATCACGCCGGTCACAGATCCTACGATGGCGATGAGGGCCAACGCGTCTGTACTTAACCAAGTATATCCGCCAGGCTGGGCGGTCGAGCACCACGTGGTAGCAGACGGCCGGTTCGAAGATTGGAAGATCGGGCCCGGGTCGTACTTGATCCAGCTACCCCACAAAACTGGCCAGCACCGGGGCGATAACTGGTACGGACATCGTGTCTATGCCTACTACTCGCAGTTGGTCGACGCGGACTATGTGCTGTTCCTCGACCAGGACAACGTCTACGGGCCCACTCACGTCGAGCGGTCGGTCGTCCATGCGTCCGTTCACGGATTCTCGTGGTCCAGGCGGTCGATCTATACGGAAGACGACGAGTTCATCTGTCACGACGATTTCGAGGCGATCTGCGATCCCAGCTATGTCGGCTACTCGCTGGTCGACACGAGCACGTGGTGCTTTCGGCACGACCACGTCCACAACGCGGTCCATATCTGCGGAAATTGGGGCGCAGACCGGCTGTTGACGGACCATATGCTTTACACATATGGACCGGCCAAGCTACAAGCCGCCGGGACCGGCTATCACTCGATGATGTACACAGCGCCTCCTCGCTTGGAGGAGTTTTTTAAGTCGTACTCGAAGAGGAGATCACAAGATTGAGAGGGGATCTCCTTGGGGTCTCCTTTGACTTCCCTCGCGTTCGACGTGGTCCGCCGGGCCTAGCACAACGGCGAAGGCCAGCGCACGAGGAAGGGCAAAAGAAACACACAAACAGACATGATAATGCAAGCAAAACCGCTGATCGCTTCGATCTATATGGACAACGTTGACCCAGACCTCCGCAACTACCAGCGCGAGACGATCAAGACGATCACGTTCGGAACGGGCATGAAGACCCTCCAATACAAGGCGAGCGATCACGCACGGGGCATGGACCAGGTCATGCGCCAGGCCGAGGAGAGTGGGTTCACCCAGGTACTCTTTTTTGACATCGACGCGATCCCGCTCAACTTTGACGCGATCATGTGGTTGCTGGTGCGTGGGCTCGATGGCCTGGCTGGGAATCTGCAACGATCGAACCATATCGACAACGGGAGTCATCTGTTCGTTGCTCCATCTTGTATGTGCCTAACTATCGAGACTTATAAACTGCTGGGACGACCCTCGTTCGCGGCCACGCCCAGGGGAGATGTGGGCGAGGAGTTGTCGTATCTCGCGGAGGGCCTCCGGCTACCAATCAACTTCCTGGAACCACTCCGATACGAAGCATCGCCAATCGAGGCGGAGTATTGGCAGACGGCGTTTCCGTACCGTAACTTTGGATGTCAGACGACGTTCGGTCTGATCGACCACGGCTCAGAGGCCAAGACGGAAACGGAGATGACCTACCACGCATTTCAGATCCGACACGGTCGCAACCGCGACGCGTTCATCAAGCGGTGCAAACAAATCTTGAATCATGCCTAGAACCGAACTTGGAGTAGCAACAATTGCCTACGCCGTTACGCCTTCCGACTCCTCGAACCTCAGCTCTCCTACGCGAGCGTTCTACGTCGGCACCGGAGGCGATATAAACATCACGCCTCTCGATAGCAGCGCAGTAACGCTTATAGCCGTACCGCAGGGATCTACCGTTTACCTCAGCGTAAGCAAGATCTCCTCTACCGATACAACCGCTTCTAATATCGTCGCTTTTGTGTAATGGGCTACGCCTACGCATTGATTTATGGAGCGGCTACGATCGCGGGCGTAAGCCTACTCTCATTCGTAGTTAGAGCCTACCTCGCTCGTGTTGCGGCAGACGGTGGAACATCGGTAGACGATGCGCACGCAGAAGAGGTTTATACCGATACCGTAACGTATAACCCGCTCCTTAT